GGAGCGCCGCGAGCTCGCCGAGAAGTGGGGCGCGTTCGTCGCGGACCTGATCGGCGATCGCAAGGTGATCGTCGGGAACTTCGGGAAGGTGGCGTGACCGGCACGAGCTCGGCGACGCCGCGTCGGTCACAACAGGAGGCCCCATGCTGAACGTGAAATTCGAGCACGACTTCACCAAGGTGAACGCGCGCATCGACGCGATGGCCAAGCAGCAACTGCCCTTCGCGGCGAGCAAGGCAATCAACGGCACCACCGCGCTGGCGGTGGCCGCTGTGAAGTCGGAGATGCAGCGCGTCTTCGATCGCCCGACGCCCTGGGCGCTCGCGAGCATCGGACGCACGACGTCGACGAAGGATCGCCTGTCGGCCGACGTGTTCGTGAAGGACGAGGGGTACAAGACCATCGCCCCGAAGAAGGCGCTCGGCCACCAGTTCAGCGGCGGCGCGCGCGCGTTCAAGAAGTTCGAAGGTGCGCTGATGCGCATCGGGTTGATGGCGCCGGGCGAGATCGCCGTGCCGGCCGCCGGCGCGCAGCTCGACAGCTACGGCAACATGAGCCGCGGACAGATCGTGCAGATCCTCGCGTACTTCCAGGCGTTCGCCGAGCAGGGGTACCGGGCGAACATGACCACGAAGACCAAGACGCGGCTGGCGGCGGGCAAGAAGAAGGCCTTCGGCACCGCGTACTTCTTCAGGCGCGACGGGGCGGGCCGGGGCATCTGGGCTCGCTACACGTTCAGTTCCGGATCGTCCATCAAGCCGGTGCTCCTCTTCACGCGCGCGGCCAGCTATCGGCGGCTGATCGAGCTGCCGCGCATCGTCCAGGAGACTGCGGACCGCGAGTTCGAGCAGCAGTTCTCGCAGGCGTTCGCTTCCGCGATGGCGAGCGCGCGGTGACCGGTCCGGATGGTCGCGGGTCCTCCCACGAAGGGTGGATCACGGATATTGCGAGCCCCGATCGCGTGCTAGCGGCTGGGCATTCGTTTAGCTACATCGGGGGGTCAAGATCATGTTGAAGCCTACAGGCAAGGCGATCGCCGAGGCGCTCGGCGTGTCGCCCGGGAGAGTCTCGCAGCTGGCTCGCGAGGGGCTACCGAGAGACAGCCTCGAGGAGGCGGAGCGCTGGTATCGGCGTCGAGTCAACCAGGTGCGCTCGGCCGGGCAGCGCCTGGCGCGCGAAGGGCGCTCCGCCCCGCCGCGGCCGCGCGCGGACGCGGGGAACGATGTCCTGTCGCAGGTACGCGCTGCAGCCGATGCCGCGCTCGCGTCGCTCAGCACGTCAGGCGCCATGACGACCGCCGAAGAGGCGCGGTTGCGCGCGGCGCTCGCCGCGGTGCCTGCGCACCTTCGTGCCAGCGTCGAGCTGCCGGTCGAGCTCATCAACGCGCTGGCGGCAGAAGTCCTCGAGTTGGTCCGAGAGTTCGAGCCCGCCAGGCCGGCGGGCTCGCCGGCGCCCGTCGTCGACGACGGGGACCGCGAGTCGTTCGCTGAATTCTGGTTTGCGGTTCTGGCCGGAAAGATTCGAGTCTTGCCGATGGCGGGCGCGGCCGGCTGAGGGCGCATGACGCTCGAATCGATGGCTGAGTCTGCGAATTCCACCGGGAACACCGGGAACACCGGGAACAGTTCCCGCAAGTGACTGATATATATATAGTTTCCTGTTCCCGTCACACTTACTACTACCGGGAACATACCGGGAACAAACCGGGTACAGGTCGGCGGATCGGCCCGGTGATCGACGTGCGACGGCAGCTCGGGCGGGCCTGGTGCTCGGGCGCCGACGGATACGGGTCCTTCCATGGAAGATTCGAACACGGGTAGTGCAAACCCCCGGCTCGGGCCAGTCACAGGTCCGGCATAGGGGGGTTCCGATGATCGACATGGATGAGGTCATCACGTTGGGAGAATTCGCCGAGATCATCGGCGTCACTCCGCGGGCAGCGCGAGGCATGGCCGAAGCCGGCGTCGTCTGCAAGGGGGTGACGGGCCGCGCGATGCTGCGGGCCTACTGCTCGCACTTGCGCGAGGTCGGGGCATCGCGAGCTGCGGCTGGCGACCTCGACCTGGCCGGTGAGCGGGCCGCGCTCGCCCGCGCACAGCGCGAGCGCATCGAGATGCAGAACGCCGTCACGCGCGCCGAGCTGGCGCCGGCGGCGGCGATCGAGGTCGTCCTGGTCGCGGCCGGCACGCACGTCGCTCGGATCCTCCGCGCCGTCCCGGCGGCGGTGCGCGCACGCGTACCGTCTCTCGCGTCCGAGGAGCTCGAGCTCGTTGCCGCCGAGGTCGACAAGGCGTGCGCCATCGCTGCGGCCGTGAGGCTCGCGGACCTGGGGTGACGCAGCGAGGCGCCGCGCGCGGTCCTGGTGGGCGCGAAGGATTCCCCTCCACCGGCATCAACGCGGGCGCGCGGCGTGGGCTTGACGGCCCGCAAATAGTCGGTGCCGGGCTCCCTGCGTGAGCCTCGCCGCTGCTATCTTCTGCGTGCGCGCCCTAGGTCGACGGGCCGAAAAGCCGGAATCCTTCGCCGGCCCGGTGCGCGCTCTCCTCCTCGAAGGGAACGGAAGGGTTCCGGTGAATTCATCTGAACACGATACAAGCCTGCCTGTCGTTCTGGTCTCGGTCGGGGTGGCTGTCGACGACGAGTTCGCGCGGAGAAGGATCGACTTCATGAAGTCTTGCGCGGTCGAAAAGGGTGCGCGCTGGGCGTGGGAGGCGGCGACGTTGGATCGGCTGAAGGCGTGTGCAGCACAGGCAATCGCAATGGGCGCTGTCGAGGCTCACAAGAGGGATGGCGATTGCCATCGTGCACTGAGTCGCGACGAGATGGGGCCTCTTCTGCGGTGGTGCGAAGGCGAGCGAAAGGAGCGGGATCCGTCCAGGCGATCGGGCTACCGCAATATCAACGAGGAGTGGTTTGGCTGGCTTATACCCGCTCCGGTGGACTGGAACACGCTCGAAACTGGATCGACGACGAAGCGCGAACCGAGCATCGACAGCGTCCCGAGCGCTCTCAGGCGTGAGTCGTACCTGAAGATGGTTGCGGTACTTGGCGACGAAGCTGGCCTCTTCTCGAAGGAGAAGAGGAAGCAGGCGGGAGCGGTGCTCTCTTGGCTAGCTCTTCTCGGCATTGATCTCAACGAGTCGTCGGTGCGGTCAGTCCTTGATGAGGCGCGCGCCGCCGGGTTTATCAAGGAGCCCGCCAAGTCGGGCCGGTAGCGGCGCGAAGGGCGGGAAGTTCCGGAGATAAGGCGGGAACTTCCCGCCGCTGGTCGTCTCTCCCTCGCATCCTGCGCTTGTCATGCAAGCGCAGCGATATCACCAGTTCAAGGCTCTTCCGCCTCGGCCGAGCGGCCGGGGCGTGCGCCCCCCTTCTTCCTGTGCTGCATGCCCGGCGCTCACCGCGCTGGCCGATCGTGACCGCAAGTCGCGCGCTCGCCGGGTCGTCGTCGCCGACCCGGTCCTGCTCGCCGCGGGCGGCCGGCCGGCGCTTGTGCCGATCCATCCACATCAGCCCAAGGAAGCCCAGCATGTTCAAAGTCACCCCCGATCCCGTCTTCCCGTTCAGCGTGTCGATCCCGATCCCCGGAGGGGATCCGGCCGAGCTGAAACTGCACGGTCGCCGTCTGACCCGGTCGCAGATTGGCGCGGCGTACGAGGCCGGCGCGACGTTCGATGCGCTCGTCAAGGACAACGTCGTCGGCTGGGACGGTGTCGACGCTCCGTTCTCCGCCGAGGCGCTTGCGACACTCCTCGAAAACTACCCGTTGGCCGCGCAGCGCATCGCGCTCGGGTTCATCGAGTCGCAGACGGCAGCCAAGGCGGGAAACTGAAGCGGATCGCCCGGCGCCTGGTCAAGGGCGTCCGGGACGTCGAGGCGATCCGCCGAAACGCGCTGGCCGCGGGGCTCCTGCTCGAGATGGAGGAAGACCCGCCGGTCGACGTGTGGCCCGAGCACGGGCTGCCGCTGCTGCTCATCTCGCGCATGTCGACACAGCTTCACGTCGGCGCGATGGTCGGTGTCATCGGGTACCGCTACGAAGCGCTCCCCGTCGTGTACCGAAGCCTCGCGGGATCCGAGGAAGCCTGGCCGGACGTGTTCGCGGACTTCCAGGAGATCGAGCGCGAGGTCGTGCGATTGATGAACCAGGAGAGACAACGTGCATAGGGAAATCGAAGCCAAAGTGCGGCGCGCGCTGAAGCGCGAAGTCAAAGTCGGAAATCATCGGACGCTCGGTGAGACGCTCCGGGCCTTCGGCGCTACCGATGAGTTCCGGGAGGCGAAAGAGGCCGGATTCGATCTTTGCTTTGACCTCAGAGCGCTCGGCGGCAGGCCCGAGCGGAAGCGGTGTCGCGGCAAGCCGGTCTCCGGCGACGCCGCGCAGCATCGAATCGGCGTCGAGGTAAGCCTGTCCCCGCCCATTGAAGGGGGCGCGCGTGAGGTGGCCGCAACCTCGATCGAGAACATGTCGGACCTGGTGGGCGTCGCGGCCAAGTCCGGGCACGTGCTCGGCGACGTGGTCAACCTGGCTTCGGCGCTTCAGCGCGGGATGACCGGCGCGGAGAATGACACCGGTCGAGTCGAGACCGCGCTGAAGGCGCTTGGCGAGTACGAAGACGGCGCTTCGCAGCCCACGCTCGCAACCATGCTCTTCGGCCGTGCTGGTGTGCAGGCGATCCCGATTCTGAATGACCTGGCCGAGGCCGCACTGGTGCCCTCTCTCGACGAATACGCCCCGGCGTTCGCTGCGACCGCCGTGGAGTTCCGTCGCGCGGCGGATTCCGGGTTCGGCTTCGTTGATGCCCTCGCCATGGTCGCCGGCGATGCGGCGGGGCAGCAGGCCGGCGTCGAGTCTGTCGACCAGGAGAAGCGACATGGGTAACGACACCGACACCAGAGTGCGGCTCGTCGTCGACGATGCGTTCACCGGAACGCTCGCCGACTTCAGGACGAAGATCAACGAGATTCCGGGGCAGTTCTCCACCGTCTCCGGATCGATCACTTCCGCAGCGGGGTTGGTCAAGGCCGCGGTCGGAACGATGCTCGCAGGCTTTTCGGTGGGCGCCATCACCGGGATGGTCGGCGGGCTGGTGTCTGACCTTGGGAGCCTGAAGGACGCGAGCGAAAAGGCGGGCTCCTCGATCGAGGGAATGGCCGGCCTCGTGACCGCCGCTGCGAAATCGGGCCATTCGTTGACGGACGTCGTCAGCCTCACGTCCGCGCTCGAACGCGGGATGGTCGGTGCCGAACAGGGCACCGGCCGCACCGCGCTCGCCCTGAAGGCGCTCGGCCTGGAAAGCGTCACTGCAATTGGCGACACCGCCAACCAGATCAAGGCGATCGCCGACCGGCTCGGCGACTACGAAGACGGCGCCTCGAAGACGCAGTTCGCGATCATGCTCTTCGGGAAGGCTGGCGCGGACGCGATCCCGATCCTCAACGACCTGGCCGAAGCTGGAAAGCTCCCCGAGCTCGGCCGAGGGTTCACGGATGGGGTGATCGCAGCTGACTCGCTCGAGAAGTCGCTCGCCGCGCTCAAGCGCGAGGCCGATCTCGGCAAGCAGCAGTTGATCGCCGAGTTCGTCCCGGCATGGGCGGCGACCGCGCAGGAGTTTCGCGAGGCGCGCGACGCAGGATTCGGGCTCGTCGACGCGCTGCTGCTGGTGTCCGGGAACACCAAGCAACAACAGATCTCCAAGCAGGCCGATGTCGTGAACGACCTTCGCACGAAGCTCGACGAGGGCGCGTCGGCGGTGCGCAAGTTCTTCGACCCTGGGGTCGAGGAGAGGATGCAGGCTCAGTACGACCAGGAGCTCAAGCGCCTGAACGCCCTGAACGACCAGGCGCTCGCCGAAGAGAAGCGCGGCTCGCAGGTCCGAAAGTCGAAGGAGGAGCTCGCCGCGCTCATCAAGGGTATCCAGGACGAGGAAGACCGTGTTCGCAAGGAGGCCGACGCGCGCAAGCGGGCGGAGGAGGCGGCTCGTCGGCTGAACGCGGTGCAGTCCGACGCGATCGGGATCAATGCCGACTACTCGCAGAAGGTCCGGGACCTCGAAACGCTCTTCAAGGGAGGGAGGATCACGCAGGACGAGTACACCGGCGCCGTGAAGCGATTGGGCGAGGCGCAGCCGGTCGTCAAGCAGTACACGTCCGACCAGGAGAAGGCATCGAAGGCGCTCGAGGATCAGCAGAAGAAGGAGCGCGACACGCTCAAGGAGCTGGCCGGGCTCTATGAGTCCTCCCAGAAGCCGATCGCCGACCAGACGAAGGAGGTCGACGCGCTGATCCAGAAGCAGATCGAGGAGAACGAAAAGATCGGCCTGACGAAGGGCGCGCTCGCCGACCTGACGGCCAAGCGCTGGGACGACAAGGCCGCGCTCGTGCAGCTGCAGATCGACGAGGCCAACCAGAACGGGGCGCTCGGGTCGGAATACCAGAAGCTGGTCGACCTGAAGAACAAGTACATCGAGCTCGCCGGCGAGGTGCGCAAGGGCGATCGCGCGCAGGCGGTGGCCGACGAAGCGAAGGCAATCGAGTCGACGTACAACGAAACCGCGAAGACGATCGAGAAGAGCCTCACCGACGCGCTGCTGCGCGGCTTCGAGTCGGGCAAGGGCGTCGTGCAGAACCTGGTGACGACGATCAAGAACCTCTTCAACACCTTGGTCCTGCGCCCGATCATCAATGCTGTCGTCAATCCGATCGCGGGCACCGTGACGTCGGCGCTCGGGCTTGGATCCAGTGCAGCGACGGCCGCGACTGCCGCCAATGGGGCGGGCGCTGCGGGTGGACTGCTCAACCTCGGCGGTGCGCTCTCCGGAGTTGGTGGTGGATTCGCTGCTGGGGCCGGCTGGCTCTTCAGCAGCGGCGCGACCCTCATGGGCAACCTTTCCGCGGCCGGCTCGCTCATCGCGACTGGCAGCGGCGCCGGCATCGGGGCCGGGCTCGCGATGGGCGCCGGGGCGCTCGCGCCGATCGCGCTCGGTGTGCTCGCGCTGTCATCGCTTCTCGGAAAGCCCGGCGGTCCCAAGCTTGGCGGCACGTTCGACAGCATCGGGCTGTCGGAGCGGCTCTACACCCCGAATTCCGCGGATGAGCAACTCTCGACGCTTGGCAAAGGTGTGCTGGAGTCGGTCGGCAAGCTCGCCGGCGAGCTCGGCGGCACGGGCGCATCGCTCAAGCTCGCGCTGGGCTTCGATCAGGATCCGAAGGGAACGGCGTCGAGCCGCATCTCGTCGCGCCTGGTGGATAGCAGCGGCCAGGTGCTCTTCGACAACGCCGCCCGCGACGTTGGTCGCGACGAGGCGGTCTTCGGGGCCGAGCTGAACAACGAGACGGCCCGGCTCCTGCTCAAGGGGCTGCAGGCCTCGACGCTGCCGGACAAGGTCGGCGAGTACCTGAGCCAGTTCGTCGCCGAGAACATGTCCGCGGCGGACATCGGCACCGCGATCGAGGGCGCGCGCGGCCTGGTGCCCAAGACCGAGGCACAGAACGCGCTCGACACGGCCCTGCAGGACACCGGCACTCAGGTGGCGGTCTCCACCGAGGTCCGGGAGCTGAACACGACGACCACGTCGGCGCTCGCCGTGCAGCGCGACATTCTGGCCGCGGCGGAAGCCGCGCAGAAGACGCGCCTGGAGCAACTCGAGGTGCTGCACTCGCAGGTCGTGCAGCTGGCCGAATTCGGGCGGACGCTTCTTCAGCGAATCAGCGATGGCGTCAGCGAGATTGGCGGGGTGCGGTCGTCGATCGACATGTGGCGCAACGCGCCGACGCCCGTGATGGGGCGCTAATGAACCTCGGACGAACAGGAGCTGCAATGTCTGAAAACCATCACGACGCGATCAAGCGTCAGGTCCAGCGCCTGCTGCGCCTGCCCGTCGTCTGCGACCGCACCGGCCTGTCGCAATCCGGGGTGTGGCGCGCGGTCCGCGAGGGCCGCTTCCCCGCGCCGGTGCGCATCGGCCAGCAGGCGGTCGCCTGGAACGAGGCAGCCGTCGATGAGTGGATCGCGTCCCGACCGCTCGCGATGCCGCGAGCTCGTGCGGCGCAGCTCTCCAAAGCGGGGGCCGCATGAACGCACGCGAGGCGATCGTGCGGGCGATGAGCCCGTACACCGTCGGGCCGCTCGACGACGAGGGGATGCTGCAGCCGTCGACGATGCCGTGGTGCTGTGGCAGCGACGGCATCGCGCCGCCGTACCTATCGCCGGCGGCGATCCAGAATCGCGGGTCGTCGGGGTGCCACTTCGACCTGGGCCGTGTGCTGGTGCGTGCGGGCTTCGTCCAGCTCGCGCTCGACGCGGCGCTCTTCGACCATCTCATCGCGGCCGACCTGGCGGCCGAGACCGGTGGCGAGGGGTTCTCGTGGATCGGGGCCGAGCAACGGGAATGGTCGAACGCGCAGCAGTTCGACGTGCGAATCGGTGCCACGTTCGAGCTGCACACCGTCGCCATCGCCATGATGCGCGGCGTCGACGTGGCCGCGATCGTCAGGGGCTACGGCGTCGACGGCGTCAACGACGACTTCCAGGCGGTGCAGATTGACGGACGCGCGCTGCGCGACCTGTGGGGCGAATCGGCTCCGGTCGGCCAGGCCGCACGCGACCAGGTGCACGCGGTCGGAGCGGCGGCGTGAGCCCCGCGCGCCTGCTGCAGGCCAGCGGCCAGGGTGAGCCTGAGGACGCGGCGTTCGCGGCGTTCGACGCGGAGGCCGCGCGCGTTGTTCGCCTGCGCGATCGCGTGGGCGCCGGCGAGCACCTGGTGCGACTCGTCGAGGTGCCCGCCGCGCTGCGGGTCGGCGATCCGTTCACCCGGATGCTGATGACGCAGCTGTCCGCGCCCGCCGGCGGTCGGGGCGCCGGGCCTGATGTGCCGGCCGATCTTGACGCGCTGCGCTGGCTCGTGCGCGCTATCCGGCGCCGGCAGCCGCCGCGCCGTCGCGGCGAGCGCGTGCGGGGCTCGGGCTGGGTGCGCTTCGGCTGGGGTGCCGTCTTCGTCGTGTGGGCGGTGGGCGGCGAGCCGCCGCCGTCGGCGTCGTGGTGGCACTGCCGGCCGGAAGATCGGTGCGGTCCCGCGCCCGCGTACCGCAACGACCAGCCAGGCGCCGACCCGTCGTCGTGGTTCGCCGACTGCGCGCTGTGGTGGGCGAAAGGCGAGCACCGGATGGCGGCGGTCTTC